CCATCATCATAATTGAGTCCCAACTTGCCCTTTGTAATCGTAGTTGTATCTGTTGATCCACTGAACCTTGTCAGAGTAAGAACACCAGAGTTGCCTTGAGATATACTGATTTGATCGTTTTTCAATATGGTGGGTGCATTACTACCATCGTCTTTAATTTGAGTGTGGTTGGTTACGTTGCTAAGACCTACGCTTGAATTACTGAATGTTTGTGCTGAACCGCCACCATTGGTTAATGTCAAATCTTGACCGTTTAATACCAATGATAGTTGATCGTTTGCAATGTCATCTTCATCAACAACTGTACCGCCTGTGGTAACAGTTCCCGTAACAGGGCTACTGTGATTATCATAATAACTGCTGTAACTTCTGATCCTAACTGTATAATTCGTGTTTGGTGACAATCCTGTTAACACTGCCCTTTGTTGTGCAGAAGCATAAGGAACTGGAACCGCAGAAATATATGTGGAATCTGCTTCTGAGGTTTTCTTATACTCCAACTCAGTTTGAGTAACAATAGAAGAAACCGCTTTAGTCCAACTCGCCAATACTGCTGTTGTTCCAACTACAAATACAGAAGATGCAGTCAAAGTTAAATTTGTTGGCACAGGAACATCTGTTCCTCCTGTTGTCGGAGTGTCACCTGTGTCAGAGGTATCTTCATAATCATTGTCAGTGTCAAATGTAAAAACACTCGCCGCAGTTTCTTTCAATAAAAGTTTGACAGCCATAAAGTTTTCTTCTGTAACCTCAAAGCCTATGGCCTGTACCTCAAAATATTTGTTCGTCCAACTCATTCTTGAATTGGTAACTTTCACCCAATCACCGACTTGTAATTGGTAAAACTTCATATTGACCAACATTGATGCTACAACTGTTTGCCTACTATGGTTTAATGCGATTCTACCTAACCTTTGAGCTGTGAATTGTGAAAGCGTGAATGGGTATTGTAATTCAACATATCTTTCATAGTTAACGCTTGATGCACCGCTTGGTGTGTCGGCATTCAAATATGTAGAACTTTGAAATGGAGGCATATCGCCTGCTTGATATTCATTATCTTTGTCAACAAAAACACCTTTTACACCATTCATGGATTCACCACGATTGCCTTGAATATCAATACTAGAAAATATGTCATCGTCTGTGATCGTTAATGTGGGCGTTCTTGACTCACCTACAAACATATTAAATTTACCATTTGAATATGCAATTTTACCTGCACAACTAGAAAGCATAGACTCTAAAACAGCACTCGGCTCAGAGGCAGTATTAAAAACACCATTCAGTGTATACTTATCTTCTGTTGCACCGCCTGTTGTTGCAACATCAGTATCGCAAGTATTAGCGGCTGTGTAGAAACTTCCTGCTACGTTTGCATCATTTATCTCTGTGCTCAATGCGCCCACACCATATGTTGTGTCCATCAGATAGTCCCTAATACACAATGCAGGATTTGCCGACCATGCTGTGCTTGTACTTCTTGGATCGTATACTTTTTTGCCTTTTATCTTGGCTGTAATTTGTGGAAACCCTCTCCACTTTTCACGATCATAAATACACTCAATATACACATATGCAATACCTCTCAATCTATGATTACTGGTGAAGTCACTGAGGTTTGCTACTGCCAAGCCATCTGCAGATTGATCACTTGCACCATCGTGAAAGGTGTACCTAAGCAATGAGCCACTCGTGAATGAACTTGCATTATCAGTATTAACAAACTCTGAATTAGTGACACGATAAACTGTTTCACCGCTTATGGTTGAAGATGATGTGGTGGCTTCTATTCCGTTGATTCTTAATTTTTCAAGCGATTGTATTTCATGCCCTGCTAACATCACAATCATGTGTAATTTAACATTGTCAGTACCGCTTGTGCTTATATACCCAAGAGTTCCACCAACGACTGTTTCCCCGTAAACAATTTGCCTCGGATTTGCCGCACCCTTGATTGTTTGTTTTATTCCAAAATTTTCTGCCCCTGCATCAAACCCTTTCTGTGTAAGCATTCCAATACCAGAGCTGATAAGTGTTGAAACACCTACAATTGCAGCTGCAGCTGCAGCACCAGTCAAGGCACCACCAAGAACCTCAAGGCTTGCAACAGCAGATGGGAATATTGTAAAAGTAACGAATACTACGAAAGCCGCTGTCAGTGCATTTTTAATCGCCTTCAATTATATTCTCCATGCTTTTATAGCAAGATCGTTATTCTTAAAGGCTAATCCGTCATCTGTTGGCGAAACAATATTTGACCCAATGGATATACCGACTAACTGTGATTGTTCTTTATATACAACAAGATCGCCTTTTCTAACATATGACAAATCCACTTCTTTAAGTTTTTTTGCCTTACACGCTTTTATCATGGCTTTTAATAAAGTGGAGCCACCATATGATTTGATTGCTTTTTTTGCTTCCTTTTCGTTATTCCATTTCAAAGATTTAGGTATAACAGTTTTTCCTGTCATTGCTTTTATTGCAGAATCAGAAAACTTACAGCAATCCCATTTACCCCACTCAAAAGGTTTGTTTGCATTCGCATCAAGAAAGTCAGCTAAATTTTGTTCCCAATTTCCTAACTTGTTCATCTTTGCGGTCCTGTTCCTCCAGAGCGTGGTCCGCCGTCACCAGTGCTATAACCTTCTGTTTCTTGACCCCATGTAACCTCTCTATCTTGTATTTTTTGTATGTATTGCAATCCTAAATCGCCTGAGAATAAATGGTCTTGAGCCTGATGAGTGTAGCGATAACCTCTTGGCCTCATAAGATCAATTAAACGATTTTCTGCACTTAATAAAATATTCGCGCCATCTGGTGTGTCATTGATTGACATGTTCACCATGCGACCTTTAAAAATAGTGACATATCCTTTTACATTGTTTGTTCCGCCTGTGAGAAAGCCTAAGAATATAGTAACAGGCCTATTCTGATAGCTTTCTGTTAACGCATAGTTGAGTACTGTGGAATCCATATAAGACAAGCCGATAGTGATTCCATCACTCGCTAATTCATTGCTTTCATTGATATTTGAAATGGTTAGGAAAGTTCCTGCGCCTGTATATGTTTCGCTATTTAATGTTAGATCATCAACACCACTCCATACACGAACAGTGCTAGTATCAAATTCTGCTTTAACAGCTAAAAATGGTTCCTGATAATCTGCTGATAACTGTGTAACAGTTGCTGAATCAATGCCTTGTCTTGAAGCCATTATATAACCTCATGGCAACTGAAACTCAATGAATATAAACTGTTACGATTCGCAGTCCACTCTACCGTGTTATCGCTTAACCTAAACCTGCCTCTTGGGTCTTCAAAACGAATACGAGTATCGTTTGCAAGAGATGTTCTAAGTTTAGGCTGTGTTCTTACAGAGTATTTAACAGGACTTGATCCGCTTGAAGTCGCATCTTCTGTGACCAATAAGTATTGAACAGGGTCTGCTAGATTACTGGTTGTTGAATCAAGAACAGCAAGGTAATCGCCTTGTTTGATTGTTCCACTTGCAGAATTGTTGTTTGCATTAAGATTTAAGCCCTCTGAACCCTTTACATTGTCATCTACCGTACAACTTGCAGTATTGCTTTCTGTGGCTAAATCTGTGTCTACTACGACCACTGTTGCACTGGTTGCAGTGGTTATTTTATGTGTACCATTGTTTATAGCATTGTTTGCACCTGATACATGAATATAATCACCAACCAAACATGAACCAAATGTAGATGCGCCTGCTGTAATCGTATTTCCTGAGAAAGACAATGTAACACTGCTATTTCCTACTCTGCTCGCAACCTTTAGTGCGGCTGTACTATATGTTCCTGTATTGGTTAACGCATCAGGGTCAGCAAATTTAAAGTAATTAACACCGCCTTTTAATCTAGTAATCCATGCTTGCCATTCTGAGAATGTTGACCTTTTCATATAAGGTGTTGTTACTTGTGCTTCCCAAAATACTCTGTCAAATTCTTGTGTTTTTGTTTGTCCTGTAAAAGGAGAGCTACTCACCGCAACTGTATAATTTAACCTAAACGTACTTTGTACGAAATTTGGACTGGTTGGCATTGAGATCATTCTACTCATAATTATCCTCTAATTGCTCTGGCAAAATTACCGCCTCTTGATGCAGAATCCATAACACTTGCTTTCGTTACTTCTGATATCGTTGGCAGTAGTTTAATCACTTCTGATCTAACTGTGCTTTGTACACCTGTTGCAAAGTTAAGATTTTGATTTATCACGATGTCACCACCGCCACCACCCATTGCACTTCTAGTATTCATAGCATTTAATATCGTACCGCCAGTATTAGGTATGAACATCTCTGGTCCTTGCTCACCTACGATTATCGCTTTGTTTTGCTGAACTGTTCCACCGCTTGCGAAGGTCGGTAAATCTACCCAATTACTAACACCCATTCCGCTTTCTCCGAAGATGGCATTTAATATTCTATTTACTACAGTCAGTTTTAAGAAAGTTGTTATGATTTGGCCAACTAAATCTTTTGCAAAGTTTTTGAATGAATCCAATGCACTCTCACCTTCCATGAGAGCATTAACGAAATCAGCAGTAAAAGCGTGTGATGTTTGCATAATCACTTCAGCCATAATTAGCATGCCATCCTTCGTATTTGACAATTCTCCTTTCATTCCTTGTAAGTGTTTTCTTATTCTTTCTATAGTTTCGTCAGTGGCACCAAAATATTTCATCAATTCATTGCTTTTCGCAATTTCATTGATCCTTGCCATTATCAAATCAATTTCCTTAAGAGGGTCTTTTGAATCTTCAGCGAGTTTGTTGAATGTTTCAAAGAAATCAACCATTTCGCTGTGTATTACAGTTTCACCTAAATGGTTGACACTGACACTGACGCCATCAATTTCCATCTGCAAGTCAAGAACAAGGTTCAGCATATTATCAAGCGTTGTTTGTTCTGCGCTTAACAGACTTCTTGCCTGTCCTTCTTCTTCTGGTCTTGCGCCTTTAAGGTTTGATTTTGCGATATCTACTGCTGCAGATTGTGCTTCAACCAATTCAACCATTTCTGCTAACTGATCTTCAGGGCTAGCAATAAGGCTAATTCCGAAGTCTTGTAGCCTACCCCTGCCACCGCCTAACCTTATAATTTTTGCAACTGAATCTGCAAATCTAGTCATACTGTCTGCCATATCTTTGAGCATTTCACCGAAGCCAGACAAGAATATTTCATTGTTCAATTGCATGAAAGCAATTTGCATATTTGAAACTTTGGTTGAAAGGTTATCCATTTTTTGAGCCATCTGACCGCCAAAATCTTCCTCAAGAACATCAATCAATGCATCTGTAATGAGTTTTGCGCCTTCTGCTGTTTTACCGAAATCTGATAACTCTAACCTTGTTTTTCCTAGCTTTTCTTGTAACCCACCGAATACATCAATACCTCTATCGGCAATCATATTCAATTCTTCTAGTTGCACACCTCCGGGAGATCGTTGCATTACACGAATCAAAGCATTAAATGTGCCGACCTGATCTGTAGAAACCGATGCTGCATCTGCAAATGCCTGTAGCATTCTTGTATTTGGCTCAATACCTGCTGACCTTAGGGCTATAAATGCCCTTGTAACTGTTTCAACTTGAAATGGTGTTTTTTGTGAAAATTCTAGTATTTGATCTAAGGCTTTTTGGCCTTCTTTTGCAGAACCGAATACACCATCTAATGAATCTCGTAGGTCTTCAAACATTGAACCTGCATCGGCTATATCCCTACCAATCTGCATTGCTTTTAATGCAGCACTGAGCGCAACAGCCGCAATCGCAGTATTCCTAATGCTATTACCCATCGGGACAAATGCTTTTTGCCCTCTTCTACCTGTGGTTTTTAACTGCCCTTTGACATTATCAAGATCAGCACGCAGTTTCTTTGTATCTGCAGTGATCTGAATAAACAGTTCATCAATTTTATCAGCCATTATAATTCATCCGGATTAAGTTCCATCATTTCCTCTAACTTACTCCTGCTCATAGGCTCATTGCTTTCACTCGTTGAATGAAACTTTTTGAAACCTCTGAGAGCGGCATAAAGTTCTTGTGGGCTGAGATTCCAAAAATCTACTGGCCTCATCAACATCATTCCTAAGCAGATTTCCATAAAATCTTCCCATGGAATTAACTCTGTGCCACTTTTTCCGACTTTCCCTCGCTTTTCTCCTCTGATTTTGAATCACTTAGGGTTGCTGCTAATAAGTGTGCGACCTGTGTACTTGCGACAACAAGACCAACATTACTAATTATTTTTTGAACATCACTATCGGAAACATCATTGCCACCGCCTCTAAGGGCATAACGCAATACTGTGACTAGCGTTTTTAAGCGTACATCGGCATTTGCGATTTTCTGCGCTAGTTGCAATATTCCGTCATTCAACTCATCTTCAATCTTGATGAGTGAATCAATGGTCAATCTACAGTTATAAGTGTCCTCGCCAAGTGTTATTTCAACTTGACCCCTCATTGGATTTGTCATCTGACTGCTCCTTCGGTTTTTGTATTACATTTGTAATGGTTATTGTTCTGATGTAAGTAACACCATCTCTCTGGTCATACCATGATTCTTCAAGTGTGACTGGCTTTCCTTTCATCGTTACTTTGCTATCAGCCTTGAGTTTACTAGGGAAACATAAAACACCGTCATCTGCTAAGATGCCATCAACTTGTTTTCCGTCTACTTTTATTTTTAAAAATTCAAGCGACATTGTTACCTCCTATTAACCTGCGGCAAATGTTATATAACCTGCGCTCTCAAAAGTCATTGAGTAAGTTGCCTCTCCGTTATATTCACCTGCGTATTCCAAAGATGTGATTTGGAAAGCGCCTGTATATGTTCCGAGACTTTCAATGTTGAATTGATAATTCTTAAATGCTGGTGACTGAGCAGAAGAACCATCAGAGGTATTTTGTTGCCCTGCGAAAGTGGTTCTTACAAGCTGTTCTGCGGTATCATCTGTGAATACTCCAGAGCCACTAACAGTTATACTGTTGACTCCTGCACCTGCCAATAAAGTTCGTGTTCCATTATCACTTTTGGTCGTAATGTCCACTGCTTCATCATTGAGAGTGATTGAGGTTGATCTAAGACCACCTATCGTTACATAAGTGGAACCAGAGGTATTTATCTTCATTAAGATATCTTTACCTTTTTGTGCTGCCATATTTATCTCCTAAATTAGCTAATAAAAAAAGGCTTTCTAGCCACCTAATATAATAGCACGGAATCTCATTACCCCGTGTCTAGTGATCCCATCTGGGTCTCGTAACAGATCACCAAACTCAAATCTTAGGTTGATAAGGTTTGCGCCTGTTACACTTAAACTATAATCATGCAACAAATCGTGCATTCTGTCCATGATGTTCTTTGCTTCTTTGGCTCCTCTATACTGCGACCAAACATGAAATGTGAGCGTATTTTCGCTTCCGTCAGTGTCTTTTGTTCCATAATCAATTGCAGTTACCTCGCCTAAAACAACATATGGATAAGATGAGCCTTCTGGTACTTCGTCATATACAGATGCACCGTAGGTATTGGTTAATGTTGAATCGTTGTTTAGACGAGCATATAGAGCCTCCTGTAATGCGAATTGTTTTAGACTCACGATAATCTCCTCATAAACCCTGCATTTTTAAATCGTTGAAGTATTTTCCGCCTGTTTTTTTCCAAAGATGGAAACATGAACGGCCTTGCTTGCATATTCAAGGTTCCATATTCAAGGTGTTTCCCATATTCCATGCTCGCTGTCGTTTTTCCAATATGCTGATGACCTCTTTTAATATATGATTGAGAAATACTTGTAGCCAAATCGCCTGTATCTGATGCAGGGTACTCTCCCGGAGCCGAGGCTTGGTGTGTTTTTGTTCCTCTTTTATATATTTTTCCTGATTTAACTCCGCCTTGTATATTATTAACTGCGGTATTTCTAACCAAACCAGTGCTCAATTTGATTAACTTTTCAATATCACGATTGGCTTTTTTAACCCTTCTGTCAAGCCTTCTGTTGACGTCCTTTGCATTGCTCGTTATTGATATTCTAGCCATTACGTTGTTCCGCCTTCTTCACACATCATAGTCAAAAAACGATTTCGTTCATCTTCATTTAATATTACATGTATATTGAATATCCTTGAGCCGAACTTGACACGATAGTTCGTGCCTATGTCTGCTCTGTGCCTGATAATAATTTTGTGTGTTACCTTTTCTTTTTCTTGATTATGTTGAAATTGATAACGACCAGTTGTAGGCCTAATGTCAGCATACACTTCTTTTAATGTAGACCATGCAATGCTTCTGCCGCCACCTGAATCAACTGTTGCTGTTGGACTTTGTATGGCGATCTTGTGTCGCATTCTACCTAGGCTTGTACTACTAGGCATTTAAAACCCCATGTATTTACTGGCACCGAAAGCAGCACCCATTACATACAATCCCCATATCATCGCTTCCATCTTTTTAAACCTTTCACTTCCACTGTTCAATCTTCGGTCTATGGTCTCAAGCTGTTTCTCTATATATTGATAGCGTATAGCACACTCTTTCTCATGCGCTTCCAGTTTGGATATTGTGGATTGTTTATCCATAAGACATCAATGCGCTTGTGCCTAAACCACTGTGTATGCGATATGGTGCGTACAATGTAGCAATCATTGGCGGTATTTTAAGGGCTTGTTGATATTCACCCATGTCTCCTCTGTGTTCATATAGAAAAGCAACGTGCTGTAAAATACCCAATCTGATTGGCTCAGGTATGTTGTATGGTGAGCTTTGTCCTGCAACGTATATGACTTCTATCGCATTTGCCACTCTTAGAGCAGTAGGGAAGGTCTCGCCTGTTCTGAGTACGACTCTCGCAGGCTCACTGGCAGTATCAACATAATAACGACTAGAGGCAAAAGTGGTTGCTGTATCTTCGTCATCATACGTTTTAACACTGGTCACTGAAGTGACTGGAGATTTAGGTAATAGGATGTAATCCTTATGAAAGTTCATATAAGGTCCAGTCCTGACACCTTCCCACAGGGGGTTATCTACGTCTGAAAATGTATCTAAATACAAAGTCAGCGTTTGGCTCATTAGTGATCTATTAAGGTATTCTTCTGCATAACGTCTAGCAGTCTCTACCATTGGCCTGAGATTTCTCTCATCCGTGCTATCTTCTAACCGTAAATACTCTTTGACCTCTTGAAGCGTTACTGGTTCTTGAGTCGGTGCTGTAGTTACAGTTAGTCCTGCCATGTTATTCCTCTTTGCTTGCCTCGTCTGCTATCTCATTGGCTTCTTCCATAGTTACAGAAGTATCTTCGCCATTTTCAGCAGGAGGATTGATCTCGTTTTGTTGAATGAACTGATGATATGCGTTAGCCAATATGTCTAGTTCAGCAACTGAATCCATGAGTTCTTCACGCTTTTTGCCTAATTCAGCAAGCCTAGAGTAAGCCTTTTTACCTTGAGGACTGAACTCTTGTGCATCTGTTTCTTGTTTTTCGCCATCTTCTGATTGCCAAGAATACATGAACTTAGGTTCTTCATTTGTTTTATCTTGTTTAGCATCTGCCATTTTTATTCTCCTTAATTAAAAAATTCATCATAACAAATTGTTAGCTACTCTCCAATGCTGCAATTCTTGCTTCTAGTGCCTCGTTGATTGCAACCTGTTCTTTTAATGCTTTCATTAAATAGACGACCATACCGCTTGGGTTGTAACTGTAATATTCTTCTTCAGACATATCAGTTGGAAATGCTTCAGGAAACTTGCTTGCCTCTGTTTGTGCAATATAGCCCCTAATCTTTGGTGCGCCTTCATCTTGAGATTTGAAGTTAAATTCTTTCGGTTCAATGGTTTTAAATAAAGATAGAGCATCAATATCCCAATCAGTTATATTTTCTTTCAGTCTTTCATCTGAAGTGTTTGCATTATATGTTGTTGTGTTTGTAGTTGCCTGTGATGTAATTTGTCCACAGTAATCATCATCAGCATCTCTAAATAAAATTTGTGCTACATTTCCGCTTCCTGTTGATCCATGTTTAACTATCATTACATTACCTGAACCACCCGAAGTACCATCAACCATCAGTCTTGTATAACTGTGGGCTTCAGCGGTTGCCCTAGAGCTTGGTCCGATAGACCATTTTCCATTTTCTGTAATGACACCTCTTGCGGTGCTAGCGTCTCCATCTACAAAATATAGCCCGTCATAGCCTGTAATACTTCTAAGATAAAACCTCCCTGATCCACCTTCTGCAAACCCATATTGTGTATAACCACCATCTGTATTTATTCCAATTATCCCACCACCATTGCCAGCGTGTCTTACTACTAAACCTGTTTGGCTAGGAAACCATGCGGCAGGGTTTGTATCACCGATTCCAACCTTTCCATCGTTGTCAATAGTAAACTCTTTACCTGACGTTCCTTTTCCATGCCCTGTATAAATTTTGAACTTGTTTGTGTCAGAGTCATCAACGTACATACCACGACCATTTGCAGCTGTTGAAAAAGTAATTTGTGCATCATTAGCTGAAGCCTGAACTCTTAGTTGTCCATAAGTATCATCATTTGCTCCATATACATGTAAAGGTGTTGAAGGACTTGCGGTGCCGATTCCGACCTTGCCCGTTGTATGGGCTATGGTCATAGCTAAAGTATTTCCATACTCAAATCCAAAGTAACTGTTAGGTATGGTTGAATTAGTTGAGCTTCCTCCACCAACTCCAACTCTCCAGTTATAAGAATCTCCTCTACGGAAAACTACAGTACCGCCATAGTTAGCATGACCTTTAATGCTTATTTGTTCGCCATCAACATTAGCTGTATCATTAACTTCTAATGCTAGAGAAGGACTTGAGGTGCCAACTCCAACTTTTCCACCTGTTACAACAAGATTGGTAGCGTACTCTGTCCCTGCTCCCCAAGTATTGATAGTAAACTTACTTGTTTCTGCACCATGTGAAACATCGGTAGCTACCCCTGATAACTCAACGTAGGTATGTGCATTTCCTGCATCATCAACTGATCTCATATTTATAAAGCCGATATAATCATTATCAGCTATTGTGCTGTGACCTGATGCAG